AATATAGAAAAAAATTAATGAAGTCTTACGATTCGAAGACTGGAAAGAGAATTAAGAAAACACAATTTTTAAAAAAAAGGAAGAGTAAATGAAAATGGATTTTAGCAAACTACGGATTACCTTTAAGTTTAGGCTTGAAGAACTTGAGAACATGATTGAAGTGTATACAAGACAACCGCATGACAGTCCATTAGAAGATGGGATTAGAAAAGATTTAAGAAATATTAGAATAAAAGTAGAAGAAAGAATTAATGTAGAAAAGAAAGCAGCAGAAAAAAGACCATCTGAAGAAGAATATTTAGCTTCAGTGAATCCAGATTTTGTTGAACATATAAAATAAAGGAGTATACAATGGGCGATTGGAAACCACAACCAAACAGTGCGAACTTATTCTTTAACGATGTTGGGGACAACCCAAACAGACCTTGTTGGAAAACAACAGGGCCAGTAGAGTTCAATGGTGTTGAAGGATACATCTCTGGGTGGGAAAAGAAAGCAAGGAATGGGAATGATTATATATCCCTAAAGTTTGAGACTGTAGAAGAATATGAATCTCATCGAAGTTCATCTAGTAAAAAGACTACATCGGTATCTGAAGAAAAGATACCATTTTAAAATATACTGCCAGGTGTTTCTTTCATGTTCATATTATGTTATTGTTTCCTTACACTTGGCAGTAAATTAATGGGGTAACATTATGAACTTAAATTTAATGGCACAAAAGGAGTGTCGCAGGTAACCAATCCTGTTATTACCTTTAACTGTTAATTTAAGCAAATACAATGGTTGGCTACTAGTTACCCCAAAAAAATTAAATGGGGATTATAGATGAATAAGCCTTAATCATAGGAGAAAAAAGATGACAGGTCTTGAAGAAGTATATTTAAAAAATATAAGTAAATTAAAAAATGAAATTAAATTACTTAAAAAAGAGTATAATCAATTAAGTACAGATTCCGAACAAGCACGAGCTTTTTATGCAGACCATAAAGGAATATCTTGTGAATCAATATATCAAAATAGTGAAAAGTTACATTCTGAAATATTACAATTAAAACACCTAAGAAAAATGGATTTAGAGTTTTTATGTATTTTAGTTTGGGGATATGGAATAGACAAGCATAAGTATAATTCTATGGACAAAAGAATATATTCTGGATATAGCACTTATCTTGAACGTGATTACGATTGGGATTGTTTAGTGGAATTTGTGAATGAAGATGAAAATTACGCAATATTTGACAGAATAGAACTAATTAATAATGAAGATTCTAATAAAGATGATTACGGATTAAAAGATTTTGTAAATGAAGAACAATGATAAGATATTACACTTAATCAAAGAAAGATTAAAAAATGGTGCAAGTAAGTATGGTGAGCAAGTACCGATTGATGGAAGTAGAGACAATCTCAAGGAAAGTATAGAAGAATTATTAGACTTATGTGTCTATTTATCCGCTGTTGCTTTAGAATTACACGAAAAGTACGAAAAGATAGAATGACGTACTATAATGTATCTCTAAGATAGTCAGTATGTTTATCCAATAGTTATATCCAAAAGAAAAAGATATGGCCATACAGCCGTATCCTCGTTAGAAAGTCGTTCAATGTGATAGAAGTATGTCCTAAAATTAACAAGAGTTGTGCATTCTGTGGTAAAAGCAGATATAATAGAGATACAGGCACATGGGATGGGGTTGAAAGATTGTATTGCGGTGCTGCTTCAACGACTGCACCAGTGTCTCAGCTACCTGATTGTTGGAAGAACATGAGTAAGAGTCAGAAAAGGAAATTTAAACTGACACGAAAGTTTTAGTTCTTATTTTCTAAGTCCTTTTTCTTTTTCTCTTTTTCTTCTTATTTCTCTGAAAGATTTTTTTATAACCATATCATAGATTTCTTCATGGTTATCCGCTATTGGAGCTATGTGACCATAAGCATGGTTCCATTCTCTAGCCTCTCTTAGTATGTCAGCTAGTAATTTTTCCTTATCATTTTCATTGACCATGTTATGTGCTCTTCTCCAACTATTAAAGAACTCCGCTTCTTTTTTTCCTTTAATATATACCAATCTATTTCTTTCTGATTTCCAATCTTCAAATCTTCTTAATGATGCACGTGTTGGTCCACCAAAATATTTTGAAACTTCTCCTGGCAATCGGTCCATCTGTTCATCAAAGTCTAACAACCTTCCTTCAGATAGAAAAGATACGAAGTCATCTACTAAATCTTCTCCAACAGCATATGCTAATGGCGTGACTTGAAATTTTACACTAGCCCATTTGTCTTCTGCGTGTAGTGTATCTCCCATATAACCAAATGCACCTACTCTTGCAAGGCCATCTATAAGACTGTCCTCATCATGCCTTGATAACTGTTCTTTTCCAGACAATACTTCTTCTAACATATTTTGAAATTTTATCAGTTGTGTACCAGCAGCACCAGCCATTGCTAATCTTATTAAAGGAGCAGTGTTTCCATAAGCTAAACTCTTTGTCACTGTATCGTGTGCTAGTTTTGTTTGTTTGATTACGAATGATTTAAGTCTAAATAAATTTCTAAATGCTGGGTGTGACATATAATATGCCTCATTTGCTGGGTTTCTTTTTAGCTGTGTTCTATCTGCAAAGAATACTGAACCATCACCAGCCTGTTTCCTTGTCAGCTTCCCTCCTGTATATGTAATATTAAAATCTTGTAAGAGTTTTTCTCTAGCAAAAGCTTTATTTTGTTCTATTCTTTCAGACCCTTGAACTTCTTTTTCCCCAAAGGTATCTCTTTCCATTTCTTTTTTTACTTTTTCAGAATAAAGTGTTCGTTCAAAAAGATTTCTACCAGTCTTTGCAACAACCATTAAATCATTAATAGCCTCAAACCCTACCAAGATAGCTTGTTCATGTACCGCTTCAGTAGAACCTTTCATTGTCCCTCTTCTTAATAATGTTTTTGCTATCCCATCAGGTAAAATTTCTGGATTAATTCCTAATGTAAGTATACTTCTTTTTGATGCCCAGTTAGCAAACTGTCTATGCCAAGAGTTTTTATTGCTGTATGTTCCGTATGCCTGTTCAAAGATAGCTTGTTCTGATAATGACTTTTGTCCCACCTCTTCAAGAATCTTTTTCTTTTCTGCTCTTCCTTCAGCTGTAAGGTTTTTAAGTCCAGACTTCACAGCAGGTAGAAATCCTGATGTTGGTACATAAGATATTAAAGGTTGAAACCAATTATATATAGGACCCCAACCAAAAGAAACTAACAATCCAGAAGCAACATTGTTAATCATTTCTATTGTGTAGTCTGTTGCTTTCCCTATGCTTCTAACTGCATCCCATCCTTGACCTAATGGTTGTGTCCAAAACTTTTTATAAACATTTTGAGCTTCAAATAAATCCATCAATGTTTGATGGTCTGCGTCTCTACCTTCTATCCTTAATGTTTCTAATGTATTTTTAAATACTTCATAGTTATTCCCGAAAGATTCTTGTACGGCTAATGCTTCAGCAGCATCTTTAAGATATCTGTTCTTATTTGCAAGGGCATCAGTATGAAAGATATCAACATCATAACCATTTTTTTCTACATTCCATTCAATATTTGTTGTTCTTCCTTTTGTAAAATTATAAAAAGGATTACTGCTTAAGTTGTTTAACTCTGTATTTATTTCTTCAAATGCTCTAGTCCAATCTATTTTCTTTACCCCACCTTTTGTTGATGTATGTTTGTTTATAGATTCCTGTACATATTTTGTAGCTCCCACAGATTTATTTGATTTTAACCACCCCTTAAGTACAGTTGCTATAACTTGTTCCTGTGCTTTAGATAGCGGTTCGCTTTGACTGTTTCGGTTAGTATCCCTAACAAAGTCTAGCAACATATCTTTTCCTTCTACTCGTATATTTTTTACACTCAACTCTCGCTGTAATTCATATAAAGATTCTTTAACAGAGTCTCTCATATAACGAGGGGAATGATGTATGTTTAAAGGAACTTCTTTTGGGATAATCCCCTTTGACCTTAACAATCCTCCTATATATTTATATGAGTCTGCAACAGATTTCACGATAGAGTTCTCATTAATACCTCGTTCTAGTTCTCCTGTCATTTCATGTCTAGCTTCTTTGTTTATATTTTTATTGTTAAGGTGATGTATTAGTCCACTTCTTTTTGCTAGTGTACCTAACCACGATTGTGTTCTAGAAGGAAGGGAATTAAACTTTCTCCACATATCTACTGCAAGAGGTGAAACATTTTCTTGGTTTTTTATTCTTGCTTCATTGCTTCTCATCCTTGTAAAAATAGCCCTTGCCCATGGAGTATTTTTTAATGCTCCTATTGTTAAGAAATCAAACAAGCTACCAAGGATTGGTACCCTATCCTTTGGTATCCCTTTTGCTATAGATAAGTTTCTCTCTACTGTTTCGCCTATCTTCTTTGTTTGTAAACGTTTAGCAAGTTGGTATCTTTGGTGTAAAGGAATTTGATTAAGACCGCTTTCACCTTTTGGTACTTTAGGTACGGCTCCATCATAATATAATTTAGCCTGTGCTTCTGGACTAAAAGCTCCAAGTTCTTTTGACAATTCCACAATTCTTTTGTTTAATATTTCTACTGGTGCTCCGTCTATATTTTCTGTCTTATATTCATTAAAAAATCTTTCTCCCTTCATCCACTGTATTCGGTCTGAATCTGCTGCTCTATACCTAACATTCCCTTTAGAATTAATTCCTTCAACAAATACCTCTACTCCATCAGCTCTCCATGTAGAATTATTCTCTGTCACTTCCTGTCTAACTAGTATTCCTATTTCTTGTTGGGCTTGTTCTCGTATAGAGTCATCTACTTTTGGATTGAATGCTTCATTAATTTTATTTACTCTTTCTCTCATTGATTTCTGAGTAGTATGTACTCCTTTTAATCCACCGACTACACCGATTGAATGAGCAAGAGCATCAATCGGAGGAAGAAGTCCATGTTCTGGTACGGTAAATGCATATCCTCCACCAACAACTTCTCCAGTTGTTGCTGATACTTTATCTAAAATTCTAGCAGATGATGTGCCAGGGATATATCTAGAGGTAACCTTTTGTGCTGCTCCACCAACTAAAGGTTTTCCAACAGCACCACCAATAGGGAATGCAACACCAGATTTCCACATAGCCAATGAAGAATCTACTGTTTGTGCATAGTCTATTTTATTCATCCAAGAAGCACCATCTTCATGATATAGTTTTTGATTTACTATATCGTGTGCTCCTCCATATATTCCTAATGTATTTCCTGAATGTATTAAATTCTTTGGATTGCTAAATGTTTCATATAAAGATTTAGTAACCTTATTAGTGACTCCATCTCCAACCCCCTTTTTCTTAAACCCTTCTTTAATTGCTTTAATACTCTTTGGTAAACTTTTAACTATCTTGTCTGAAATTTTTCCAAGTCTAAATGCTTTTGCCCCAGCTCCTGCAGCCCCTATAGTACCACCTGATACAGTTGAAGCTGCCGCAATAGGTAAAAAATCAACACCTATACTTACTATGGTTGCTCCAATATCAAACAATATATCTTCACTGTATTCACTATAATCATCGGATACATTTGCTTTTCTTAAAAAGTCTGGAGTATATTTATCAATAGTTTGAGCAACATTATTTGCACGACTACCCCAATTTTTAACCGAAGCATCTTCTACTGCTGTCTTAGCTGTAAGGTCTACAGCATTCGCCCATAAAGAGGTACTGTACCCTTCTTTAAGAACATCTCCCCACCAATTAGGCATTAAGATATGAAAGTAAGGCGTGTCGTTTGGAGTTTCTACAGGTTTATAATTTACCTGTGGAGAGTTTTCATACTGTGGTAAAGTAGATTGGTATTTACTTTTCTGTAATAGGGGGTTGTGTCGTGGCACGTTAAGTCCCTTTCGGTCTTACGTATCTTTGTAAGTTTTTATCAAACTTCCACTCACCTGTAACTGTATCGTGAACCTTATTTATTCTTTTGCTAAGTTCTCTGGATAATGAAAGTATTTGATTTCTTAATTGATGATATGATATACTGCCAATTTTTCCTTCCTCATTAAGTTTGTCTAATGATGCTAAATCATTGAGATAGTTTTTACGATGTCTCATCATAAATTCTTTAGCCGAGAATAATTCTTGTCCAGAAAGCATCTCTTCTACGGTAGGCATTTTTTCTAATTGTGTTTTATAAAAGTCGGTCTCTGTTAAAGCTACCTTATCTGATGTTTGAAAGCTTTCTTTTGGGAGTCCTTCACTTAAATACTGAACATCAAAAATCTCTCCTTCTTGCATTTCTATTTTGAAATCTTCCGCAGGAATTTCTCCTTGGTCAGTAAGATAAGATGGAAGAACATCTTTAAAATTTGTTTCATCAACAGAAGCTTCATCAAAATCATATGATAAAGAATCTTCCCCACTTGATGTTAATGTTAATGATTCTAATTTTTGATTCACTACATCGTCTGTTGTTTTATTCCCTGCAGCTATATCAGATACATCATTAAGTATGTCTGTATTAAGTATATTTGTCCTTACAAATGGGTCTTCAGTATCTGGACCTCTAACAAAGTCTGATAATTTCATTGCATCTGCACCATATTGTGGCATCGATTCTTGGTAAGAAGAGAAATCATCGCCGTATGCAGGTATATTCTCTAATACATTTACCACAGAATCTACTGATGTTGTATCTAATGGTGTTGCTTGTATTGATGATGATAAATTGTCTACTACCCCCAATGCTCCATTTACTATATCATCAGATGTCATTACATTTGTCTGTGCAAAATATTCAGGGTTAAACAAAGGATTGTCTAATGCTGCATTAACTTCAGGTTCTTTGTAAGTTTCTTTAATAAAGAGCCAAGGGTTCTCTTGGTATCTTTTATATGCTAACTTTACTTGAGTAGCTTCTTTTTCCCAAGCTTCTATTCCTTCTAATTGTTTCCACTTTGTAGTTTCTTCTATAGAATCAACTTTTTCAAGTTCCAAAAGAGCTGTTTGTTTTTGAACCTTATCGTCTTCACTTGAAGATTTATGGATTCCTAAATCTTTTTCTATTTGTGCTTTTATAACTAACTGTTTTGGATAGGCTTTGTCATAACTGTTGTGGTTCATAGAAACCTCATCCCAAGCTAGGGCCATATCCCTATCGGATGTCAGTACTGTTTTTGCTCTTATATTTCTTGCAGAGTTATATACCCCTCCTTGGTCTGCACTAAAAACAAACTTATTATCAAGGTCTATTAATCCTTTTGCTGTTGTAATCTCTCCTTGGTTACCTAATGTTTGTATAATTTCATAATTATTTTTAGAAGCTGCACCGTACCCATCACGCTTACCTTCTTCTAACTCATTATGTCTTGACATAATACTGTTTACATCGTCTTGACCAAGAATATCAACATATGCACTACCTATTCCACTTAGTTGATTCTCTATCATCCAATATGGTTTGTCTTTCATTGAAGTCCATGTCCCTTGTATATCATTGACAAGGTTTTGTCTTGCTCTGTCTGTACGACCTTGCTGATATTTCTGTTCTGCTAAGTCAGCATTATATTTTAACCTATCTCTTTCTAATTGAAGATTAGCTTTAGTAATATCACGGTCCATTCTTTCAGCATAAGTACCAAAGATAGAGTCTACAACACTCTCGTCTGGTTCACGATAATCAACATTAATATATCTTGATAGTCCTTCTAGTGGATTCCGTGGCATTTTAGTATCCTCCCTCTTCGTCTTGTCCATACCCTAAATTCTGAATGTAACTTTCAACCTGTGATAAGGTTGGCCAAGCACCAGCCGTTGTAAATTGTTCATTAATCCATGACTGTATTGACTGCATATCTTGTGATTCTATATCATACAGAGAATAGATTTGATTATACTGAGAAGGGTTAGCTACTTGATAACCTGTACCTACGCCTGTACCTGCACCTGTACCTGTATCTCCTCCAAACTGATATGAATAATCCTTTAACTTTGTTCCCATATCTGTGTGTAATCCAATTACTTTGTCTGCAATACCAGCTAATCCTTCTTTTAATCCACTAACTACTTCACCTCTTAATCCTTCAAGTTCTGATTGATAGGCTTCTTCTCCACCTAGCAACTGCATCTGCATTGCATCTCTTAATGATTTACGAGCTTCTCTCCCTCTTCCTGCCTTTCTACCTGATTGAAGGCCAGAGACGGATTCTTCTTCTGCCATTCCTAATAATCCACCTACTTGATAAGTTCCTTCTGCTGTTGCTTGGTCTAATAACATACTACGATATCCTTGTAGGTTTTCTAATTTTTCTCCTGTGCCTTCCATATAGTTTGCAAACCTTCCAAGACCTCCTACTTTTAAAGCTTCATAGTCGGCAGCAGTTAATTTACTTGTATCAAATCCTGCTAAATCTGCTAATTCTTTCATTGATAATCTTATACCGCCCTCACTACCTTCTGCTGTTGCTGAAGTAATTTGACTTTTCCAAGGGTCTTGTAATCCACCATAGAAAGATTCAAATAAACTTTCTCTTGATGTTTTGTAAGGGCTATAAACATCAGCACCAAACATGGTGCCTCCACCTACTCCAGTACCAGTGGTATCTCCTGTTCCTGTAGTTGTCCCTGTACCAGCTCCTTCGTTCGGGTCAATCTCCCCATAGAATCCTCCACCAGTTGCTCCTCCTAATGTATCTTCTGGTCCAAACTTTCCTTGTGTAAACCCTTGTGTAAAATCTTGTGTTTGTCCACCAATAGCATCTAACTGTAATGATGTTGACATCTGTGAAGGTGTCTGTATGTTTAATGAAGGTTGTTGTTGTAATGGTTGTCCAAAGCTATTCACTCCTACATTATTTGATAAGTCTATATTAATAGGTTTTATCATATCAAAAGATTCTTTAAACAAAGGTTCAGGTTTTTTCTTTTTCTTTTTAAAGTTTGGTCCTTGAAGACTACCGAGTGCTAATAAACTATTTAGATTTGAAGGCATTATCTTCTACCTCTTTGAAACATATTAGGATTTGGTCTCATAAATTTTTTTCTTCTATTCCAACTATCAAATTCTTCTTGTGGATTTGTTTGGTTATAAACCCCTTGTGATTCCATTTCATCATTCATATAAGATGTACCATATACATCACCACCAATCGGGGTTTGTAGTCCTAAGTTTATATCTGTAGGTAATCCATAATCTTCTTCTTCTTGTGCTAGTGCTATCTCTGGTCTATCAGGTTGAAGTGGTATAGGTTTAGCAGGTGATTCATCCAAAGGTTTAAACATATCTAAAGGAGCTGTTTTGTCTATTGGTAAATCTCCTTCCATACCTTCAATCTCTCTAGCAAATTCTAAACCTGGTCTAGTAGGAGCAGGAGTCGCTACTTTAATATCTTCTAATAAAGAACCATCTATCATTAAGTCTGAAATTTCAGCTTCTTCATTAATAACATCTAATGCTGTCCTAGGAGCTGGAGCTTCCCAAGGTTCAAACGTATCTAGAGGAGTTTCCTCTATCATAAAATTTTCTCCTAATGGTTCTTCTACTTCTGAAAATGATGTATAAGATAACCCTCCAGAATCATACCCTTTTCCCTGAAGAAATAAATCACTAGACAATCCAGCTTCTTTACGCTTTCTTTCATAGCTTGTGTACCATTTATTCTTTTCGTCAAAAGTTGTTGCATCTAAATATTTTTTATAATCTAATGTTCCTTTAAATAATAGTTCTCCAGTCACTGAGTCTTTCTCATATCGTTTCATCCACTTTACAGGATTTTTCATAAACTGTCCTGTAATTTTACCTGAACCTTTTACAAAGTCTATTAAGTTCTTAGGCTTTAACCTTTCTACAATCGATAGGTCATTAAAGGATTCTTTAAGGGCTTTAATTTCAGGAAGTTCTGCAAGTTGAGACAACATCTTTTCAGATACTAATTTTTTCATACTCGCAGAGAACTTCATATCTTTCATTAGCTCTCTTGAGAATTTTCTAGCTTGTGAATCAACCTCTCTTGCAGCATCTTTTAATAAAGTTACTTTGTTTTGGTCAATACCCCCATAAGCTTTAGCCCTTAACCTATCTTTATTTGCTGCATCTGCAAGGCCAAATATAGCATCATCTATTTTCCCTGGAATAACTTTGCTTAGAATTTTTGACCATCTTCCAAATTTTTTAGATTTCTTTTTAGCTTTCTCAATTTTGTCCAATCTTGATTGAAGCATATTCTCAAGTATGATAGTCTCAGCTGATTGTGTTTGTGCTAAATTAAGAAGAGCATTCGTATGAGCTGTGCTATATTTAATATTATTCTGTTTATGGACTCTAGGATTAAAAGACATCTAGATATTCTCCTTCTTTTTTCTTAAAGAATGTTTGGGTTAAATTTACAAATTTCTCCTCGGCCAAGTCAAGAACAACGGTTGTAAAGACCCTATTAATATGTGTGTTATTATTCATATTATTTTAAAATTAAGCTTTCTCCATCTGGAGCAACTTCAAATTCTCCTACTTTTACATCTGAATCTCCAGCAGGAGGAACAGAACCATAGAAATTTTTACCAGTACCAGCTCTAACCCCACCAGAAAATATCTTAATAGCATCTCTTGCTGGTTTTTTTATATCAGAATACTTTGCAAATGTTTTTAATTCTTTTATTTCTGGACTGCTAAATTCTAATTCAAATATTTTTCCAAACTCTTTTCTTATAACTTTTAATCTTCCTTTGTGGTACTGCAGTATTTCTTCTCCGTTCTTCATTTGCTGTATTGATACAGGTCCACGTTTAACCTGCTTACTTGTTCCAGCTACGGCTCTTCCTTTAATTAGTGCCATTATCGTACCCCCCTTGACCTAAATATTATACTCATATCTTGTAATTCAAAATCTGCTTCTGCTGTTCCAGCTATCTTTAATTGTAAAGATTTCTTTTTAGTTCTATATCCACTAGCTACTTCAAACTTTGTAACAGTCATTGTGCTATTAGTGGTCAACGAATTAGAATCAAATATATCTGTTGTTGCAGCAGCTCCTTCAAACCCTCCAGTGAGAACTAAGTTATTTCCATTCTTATGTGTCATGTACACTGAATAAAACTTTTTATCTACAGACGGTTCTCCTAAATCAAACTCTGGAGTTTGTATATCTACTGTCTGTGATTTGGCATCTGTATCATATCGTTTCACGGTATATACATCACTACTAGCATCTGTAGTAAATTCCATACATACTAATTCTTGGTTATATGGAACAAGGTTGGTTGTTTTCTTACTTACTAAAACATTTGTATCATTTATATTAGCAAAAGATTTTGTTGCTATGTCATATAGATAGCCTTTACTATCGGTAGAATTACAATCTCCTATTACAATGATTTGATTTTTCTTTGGTATAAATCCAACTGCACAGCTTGTACCAACTATATTTGTTGCCCAAGTATCTTCGTCTATAGCTGTACTTAATTTATTTATAGTGTCTGCAAAACTAAACATTCCATACTCATTTACCCATACTAATCCTAAATCTGATTTAGCTACAGCAGCAGGATGACTAATGCCTCTATTCTCAAACTCTCCTTCTATATACCAACCAGCATCAGAACCCGATGCAATATTAATAACGAATAGTTTGTTTTCCTTAAATACAAATAACCTATCTTGAAACTCTATTAGTTTAACAATCTTATCTCCATCATTGGTACCAACATCTATATAATAAGTTTGTGGGAAAGTATCGTATTTTCTAACAGGAGTATATTGTATCCTGTCTCCCATTTCCTTTACAACCCCTTCATCATTAGGATATAATATGTTCCCTACAAATGCTCTTTGATTTGCAACAACTGCTGTTTTGTATGCGTATGCTTCAGCCCCATTAAATGTAATTGCTTTTTCTTCTGGTAGAAATCCATTAATTGTAGAATAAGTATCTAGTGCAGGAGATTTAATATGGTAAGCTGTTGCATCAGTATCAGGGTTGTTGGTATCATTCGTTACTACATATCCTGATTTATCTATGAAGACATCATACTCATCCGCTAATGATACTCTTGAACCTAATTCAAAATTGATATCAAGTAATAATCTATACTCATCATCTGGGTTATTATAATTCTTTACATAAATTCTCATCCCTTGTAAGAATGCACTAAGGCTATCGTCTTTAATAGACATACTTGCTATAAAGTATTGAGCATCTGCAATAGTAATAGGAGAAAAAGGATTGTGTAATAAAGATTCTTGTCCACCAAAATATACATAAGAAATTCCTACTGCATAAATACCTTCTGGCCACAGACCATCGTCTCTACTACTACTACTACCAGTTCCAGTTGATGCCATCTTCAATCTAAATTCAGCTCCGCCTGTTGATGGAGCAGAACCGTCTTCTACGCCGTCTTCTTCATCTACTGGTGCAGCCAACGATTCAAAATCTGCAGTCACTGGTGCAGCCAACCCACCATTATAAAACTTCATTTGGTCTGTTACTGCTGCGGCATATACATCTGGGTGAGCATCATTAGTTCTTTCAATTCTAACCAGTGCTATTTGTTCATTCCCTGTATTACTGAAATCTGAATCTGCAATACGTAACCCTCCCTCTGCATAATAATATACTGGTTTAGCATCTGTTGCACTCCCCGATGCAATTAATGTTGCGGAATCTATAGGAGCAGCACTAGCAAAAGAACTGTTAGTACTTACAAATACTTCCCCTTTAGGAGAAGTATATGCTAAGTATTCCCCACCATCTGCCCCACTAGTAGGCACTATGTCACTACTAAATTTATACAACCCATATCCAGCTTCTATTCCAGCATTGCCATCATCGGTTAATGTATATGAACTGCTAAGGTTGGCAAATTGACCGCAAGTTATTATCTTGCCCATGTGTCCAACATTAACATTGGTAGCTTCTGCTAAAAATCCATCAGCTAAATCTTTTTGAGAGTCTTTATTATTAACTCCCAATTCAAATCGTTTTATATTGTATGATTGTTTTGCCATGCTTTTTTAAGTCCTTTAAAAGCTAAATCTATAACATATGTTATTACCATAATCGTTATGATAAAAAATCCAGTCCCTATAATTAACGTTAATCCTATAATCATTGTCAAGATATACGTTAAAAAAGACACCCACTCCATCACCCAATACTCTATAGTATTTGATGTGGTTGATTTTACTTTATCATTTAGTCTATTAAATACTCCTTCCAAATCTTTTGTCAAAGAAGACATTCTACTTTTTCTTCAATGCTTTTTTAACCTGTTCCCAAACTTTGTTATCTAATTTATTAGAAGATATTTCTACTAAATAGTCTCCTACTACTAGTAAGATAGAAACCAACGTTTCTTCCTTTACTACCTTCTTCAATAAATTTGCTATAGTTTTGCCCATTCTTTTTCTCCTTTGATGTTGATGTATTTTAGCCAACCGTTGGTGTATATCACCTACCTTGTCCGCTTCCATTGTATTTCTTTTTGTAATATTTCTTACTAACCTTACTACCATATTTCGTATGTTTACTTTGTCCTTGTCTTGTTTTTTTAGGACCGTTAGTTTTTCTTGTTTCTTCTCTGAAGTATCTTCTCAATGGTTAAGCACTTCTTTTCACTTTTTCAAAACTACGCATTCCCCCGAGACCGAGCATACCAAGAAGTATTGTTGTTAAAGTTCCCATATCAAACGTTGGTAATACTATTTCATTTCCAAAACTATATAACACAAACGTTAATAAGGGTTGAAGAATAAAGTGATACGCAAGTGCAGTAGCACATATCCATCCTGTAAAGGGTCTCCATCCTGCAACAAACATTGATGTATGACCTGCTTCTACCTTGTTTACTTCTAATTGTGCTTTATTAATTTCAGCAATAAGTTCAGCTTTCTCTTGTTTGTCTAGAGTAAACCTATCAATATTATCTGCAACCTTGCTAATAATATTACCAATCATGTCTAACTTAGGCACTGTTTCTTACCTTTCTTCATTTCGCCATCACAGGTTGGACAATAGTCACCACGGTCTAATACTCCCCATGTAACCTTGTCTAGTGTGCTAGAGACATCGAGGATGTCCCTATATGCCTCTCTAAGGGCTTTTTGAACACCCTTTAAGGTAAACTTCGTCATGTGAGCTTTAAAGCGTTTCTCGAACACATTTAGTAGCATACTTCGAAATGATGTATAATATTCTCTATTGTTTTTATTTTTACAAAGATTATCAACAGAAGACTCTTTAGAGCCATATGTCCATACCCAAGAATATTTATCCTTACTAAGTAAATAACGATTTTTACCAAGTACTTTATTATAGAATATGTTATCTTTAATATTCATTTCTTAACTCTGTTCCAAATATCTTTACAATCACATTTGTTTCCCCATTTGCACCATGCATAATGTGTTACAAATCCAAGTATAAATCCTACTGTAAATCCTATCATATACTCCTCCTTAGTAAATTAACCAATTAAATCCTGTAGATGCTGAATAACTTTGTATATCGTACATATTGATATATCTTGTTTGGACAAAGACTCCAAACTTATTAGATAGTTTCCATCCTAAAACTAATCCAGTATCATAATCCATACCATATTTAGCATTGTCATAGTTAAAACTATAATCACTCATTCCTTCATTATAGGGATAAGCAGTAACCCATAAGTGAAACCAATTATCATCTGTATATTTATAATAATCTACACCTAATGATAGTGCTAATTCGTGCTGATAACCAAGACCACGTGCAAATGTATCATTGTAATCCTCTACAATATCTCCATAAATTGTTTGATAAAACTCTTCATCACTTTTCGCAACGAGTGTTCCATCTACATCGGTCCAATACCAATCCCAGTATTCATAGCCGAAAGCAGTCCACTGTTTTGTCCATTCGTCTTTATAAGGTCCATTTGCCCAACCTTCTTCATCCCAGGCGAGAATCCAAAACGGGAAAAACTCACTGGTATCAATACCTTTTTCTTCCCAATATAAATCTATTGGTAGAAAATCTAAATATGCTGGATGACTTCTTCCTGCAATTCCTGCACTAAAGTCCCAGTTCCCTTTATTAATTCTATATCGCATATCTACTGCACCAAATTCTAAGTCTTCTAACCCCATTGCATCATAGTTAGCTTTAAAGATAAACTTAGGATGTAAGTATCGTAACATATATTCGTGATTATCAAATGATTCACCAAATTGAGTATGTTTAGAATATTCTAATACATATTCCCAACCTTTTGCCAACCCATTCCCAATGGCTACACCTTCATTAATTCCAGTTTCTTCTCCTGTGTAGAATTTTCCTGATTTATTCTCATAACCAAATCGTGCTAACTTTCTAATTCCAAAGGTTAATGAACCGTGGTCTTCTAACTCTTCTTGTAGTTCTTGTAATTGACCATTACTTACTTGATAAGTTTGGTTTGTAGTTAAAGGACTCGTTAAATTATAGGCACCATAAATCGTACTAAACTTTAAAAAATCCTGAGCACATAATGAGCTCATTAATAATATTCCTGCTATTAGTTTTCCAATCATTGAAATCTCCTTTACATTATTTCATCAATTTCTTTTTTTATCTTGGACAAGATAGTCTTTTCATCTAAACGAAATGCTAATCCTGCCTCAAATCTTTGTAATTCTTTTCCTTTTTCAAATATAATAATCGTTGGTACTGATTTAATATTCCATTCTTCTGCTAATACTGCACCATATTCTTTATTGTCAATACTTGCTTCTACAATAAAACAATTTGTTAATTTAGAAATATCTATTGATGCACTTAAATTCCAATCAGCATTCACTTGCACTACTACACACCCTTGTTGACTCAAGAGTTGTACTTGTTCTAAATTCTTTAACTTATCTTGTGATAATAATAACGATGACCATAAAAATAAGCCAACTAACACACAGGATAAGCCATATGTAATTTTTTCTCTCATAATCATTATTCACTATTGATTCATCAACATACGTTCAATATTTTTAACATCTTCTTTGATTTCTTCCACATCTTCTTGCGTATTCATAATGGTATCACGAATCATTTGGTCTTTTAAATCATATTCAGTTCGACCAACTTCAGGTACAGGTAATTCCTTTGCTTCGGCTATTTCGCCTAACAATGAAAAATATACCCCCACTACCATTATAAGTGTTACTACAACTGAAGCAATCGTTTCCAACTTTAAGGTTAATTTCGTGTCCTTACCAAGCTCCACGATACTATCCCTTGATTGCTTTGTATTCAACAATATCTGCTTTAAGTTCAGTTACTTGTGCTTCTGCCCTTGCTAAATCTGCTTCTGCTTGTGAAATTGCTTCATCAACTGGTTTTGTATCTTCCCAATCCACTACTTCCACATCAGCACCTGCTGCATTTTTAAAAGTTTTAAGATGCTGAATTGAAACTTTTTTAGGTGCATCTGCACTTGATACTGCTTTTTCTGCTATGTTCTTAGCCATTTTTATCTCCTGTTATATTTTAACTGTTCAAGATTTGCTTTTAACAAATCTATTTCTTCTTTCAGCTCTTGTATAGCTGAAACATACATTGCATCTTTGTCGTTTAACTTAGATACAAAACTTTGTCCTTTAGTATCTTTTAC